ATGACAGTAAAGACTCCTATACGACGTAGTCGTGTACCCGGGTCTGCGATGGCGCCTATTTGGCAGACACCGGGTATAACTGGAGCTCCTACTCGCATTCCGCCACCTCCTGGTACTGTTCCACCAACATGAAGCGGTGCTTTTTTTGCAGCTCAAAATGTAAAGAGTGGGAGCATTTTAGGGGCAATCGGCTTTGTCACGATTGTCTCTGCGAATACAGACAGATTGTAGAAGGAACTCTGTCTAAACAGTCCAAGAAAAAGAAGGTCAAAGATGGCTTATATAAAAGCGGCTAATCACATCGTAAACCTGGATAATCTGATCCGTTGTTCTAAGTACTCTTTCCAGGAAAGCAAAGACACCTCTAAATGGTGGTTAGAGCTCTCGTATATAGGAGAAAACGTCTTAAATATCTCTTTTAACACTGAAAAAGAGTGGTTAGACGGCTTCGATTCAGTAGCAGAAGCTCTGTGTTCTAAGTGATTATTCTGTTAATTTTCAATTACAATATTTATTATGAGGACAAATGTTCTAAGGCTACTGAATGTCTGTCCCCCTTTCTCCCAATGCAAGAGATTATCTAGAAGACTACAAAGAAAAAGTCGATTACGACAAGCGATTAGAGTTTCATCAAGATGTTATACAAGATTTTGGGGAAAGTTACGAAAGGGCATACCAACTTTGGAATACGTTTTACGCTGAAGCTTATAAGGATTTGTCATATTACCTTGGAAATCAATGGTCTTTGGAAGAATTATCGTACCTTAATAATCAGCGCAGATCATCCTTCACCTATAATAAGATTCGTCGCCTTATTAACCTCGTACAAGGCTATCAGAGAAAAAACCGCCTCGCCACAATTATTAGCCCTATTGAAGATTCATCAGAAGTTACTGCCGAAATTCAAACAGATGTCATGCAGTACATCATGCAGTACTCCGGGGGTTATGAAACGATCAGTGAAGCATTCAAGGGATCTCTCACAACGGGTATGTCTTTTATCAGCCCATGGCTGGACTACCGAAGCGACCCCGTTTCAGGGGATATCCGCTTCCACCACGATGCCTGGAACGCAGTCATCCTCGATCCATTCCTCACTAAAAAAGACCTCTCAGATTGCTGCTTCGTTGCTCGGAGAAAGTTCCTCTCCCGTACAGAAGTGGCTTCGCTCCTTCCCGACAAACAGGATGTGATCGATCGTCTTCCTTGGGGTTCTAGGGATGACAAATTTACTTATATGCCATTTGCAAGAAGCTGGGGAACGCAAAAGCTTCTCAACTACAACGAATATTGGCGTACTAAGTGGGAAACTAAAGACGTTCTCGTCGATATGGAGACGGGGGAGACTAGAAATTGGGATGGAGATAAAAAGCGCCTCCGATTATTTCGCCAGATGTATCCTCAGCTAGAGGTAATTCGGAAACCTGTTAGAAAGGTTGAGCTCGGCATCATAGTCGAAGGGCAGCTGTTATATTATGGTGAAGATCCAAATGGACTCAATGATTATCCTTTCGTGCCTTTTTTCTGTGTGTTTGAGCCTTCTTACGATCTATATACGTGGAAGATCCAATCTCTAGTCCGAGTAGTCAGAGACTCACAGACGGAAATCAATAAGCGCCGTTCTAAGATGGTCGATATCCTAGACAATCAGCTAAATAGTGGCTTCAAAGCTAAGACTAATAGCGTCTCTAACCCTTCTTCCTTATATAAGACGGGCCAGGGTCAGGTAATCTGGTTAAAGCCAGAAGCTCAGATGACCGACGTTGAGCGCTTAATGCCAGCAGATATTCCTGGATCAATGTTCCAGCTCGAAGAAGAGTTCACCAAAGACATGATGGAAAACGCCGGAGTCAATTCCGAGCTTTTCGGCATGGCTGAGAACGATAAAGTCGAAGTGACGGGGATTCTTGGGAAGATGCGCCAGTCCGCAGCTCTTATAAATCTACAAGATATCTTCGACGGTCTTAGAGAGTCCCAGAAGCTTCTTGGAGAAAAGACCCTTAAGTTGATGCAGCTAAACTACACCCCAGAGAAGATTAAGGCGATCACTAAAAAAGAGCCTACCCCAGAATTCTTCAGCAAATCTTTTGCCAAGTACAACGTAGTAATAGAAGAGGGGCTTCTCACAGACACTCAAAAACAATCCGACTTTGCTGGGCGTTTGGCTCTAAAGGCTATGGGCGTCAATATCACCGATTCAGAGATTATCAGCGCCTCTAATCTGCATGATAAGAAGCCAATCTTTGAGAGAATGGAAGCAGAGATGAAGGCTGCTCAACAGCAAGCTCAGCAAGCCGCCGAGTTGCAGATGCAGAATCAAGCCACTATCACAGATGGTGTTCGCTCTAAAGCAGAATCTGACAAAGCGCTTGCCGCTGAAAGGTTGAACAAGATTGGTCTCGATGCCGCTCTTAATGCAGAGAGGATCTCCAGAGCCGAGGAAGAAAGAACTGCCGGAGTTCTTAACCTTATTAAAGCTATCAAAGAGATCGAATCTCTAGATATCGCAACTCTGAGAGAAAAGGTTGAGATCATCAAATCTTTAGAAGGAAAACAGGTCGCTGAAGAGAAGAAAAACGCCCCTTCAGCTGCCTAGAGCTTACAAGTAAAATAAATTTTATATTCACAATTCTCTTTTATATGTAAACTTCGAATTTAGAAGTTAACACATAGAAGAGCTCTTATGCGTCAAGACAACAACTACAGTCATGCAGTCCCGGAAGAGTCCTACTCCCGAGAATTGGATTCCCGCGTCCAGGCCCAAGAAAAGCCTTATGGATATGAATACGGGGAGCCTTCAGCTGAACCAAAAGAACAACCAAGATCCAGAAAAGGTAAGTAAATGGAAAAGAATCAAGTAGAGAACCCAAAGGTCCCAAAAGGTGGTCACGCAGAACGCGGTATGGGCTGCCAAGAATTTAAAGGCCAAGCAATGGACATAGCTTATGGTCAAGCCGGCGAGAAAGGGTGCAAATCAGACTCTAAGAAAATTATGGGTCAGATGAAGCACTACGATTGGGAATCTCCATCGGATTATTAAGATATGGCTCAAGAAATAGGCGAATCTAGAGATGCTTGGGGTTTTGACGTATGGCAGAAGGCCGAAGAATACGCAAATGCCTTTAAAAGCGATACAGAGCCGTTTTACGTGGTTTATGCCGCGAAACAGGACAAAGGTCGGGAAAATACTTTTAGACAGTCCTTTCGCTTCTATAGGCAGCGTCCTCCAAAGGTTATCGGGCTTTTGGTTTGGTATGTCGATAACTCAAAAGGGATATTTACACTTGTCCCGGAGCTGTCCATTCCTCCAGACGTTCCAGTCGATCCGTCGCTGCTTTCGAAAGACCGCAGAGACTCATTCGAGAAGATATCAGAAGTTGGCCAAGAGATGGGAATCTTATTGGCTTGATTAGATCCAGCAACCAATTGGGAATGCAATGGCTATCGATACACAAAATTTTCAGGGCGAAATAGAGACTCCAGCCGCCGTGGAGTCACAGCAGAATTCTTTCCAAAGAGAAATGAACGATGAAGAGTTCCGAATGCCGGATCTTCCTCCAGAGGCGCCTGCCGCTGTTGAAGCAATTCAACCGCCAGAACCCCCAAAAGAGGATCCCCAGGAACGTAACTTCAGGGCACTCACAGAAAGCATCGAGCAATTAAAGGCAAAGCAGGACGCAGAGAGAAGAGAGCACCAGCTCCAACTTGACATGCTCCGAGCGAATTTGGTTCATAAACCTCAAGAAGCTCCTAAGCAAAAGCAGATGTTCGAAGGCATGCAGGATACAGAGATCCCTAATGTCGGCGAGTTCCGCAAAGCTTGGAATGAAAGAGAGAATGAATACAACGTTCGCCTCGAAGAACTTCAAGTGCAGGCTCAGCATCCAGACTATGTCGACGTACTAAATAAGTACGGAAAACACCTAGCAGAAACCGATCCGCTATTTGTGCAGGGTCTTGAAGGTGCCAAAAACAAGGCTCAATTTGCTTATCAATACGCAAAGAGAGAACAGCGCTTTCAAGAACTTGAGGCTCAGATTAAAGCTCCAGTGCCCACTCCTCCTCAAAAGAGCGAGTCCGCTCAAAGAATTGTCGATAACGCCCGCAAACCAGGGACCCTTGCTCAAGCAGGCGGCCAAGGAGTGCTCAGCAAAGCCGACTATTTCGCGACGATGAGTGACCAAGACTTTATGAAATATGCCTCTAAGCACTTAGAGCAGATCTAACTTAGAGACAGAATATGGCAATTACAGGCCTCACACAACTGCCTCCAGAGGTGCGAACCTATTTCGATAGATTGCTACTGGCGCTTGCTCGTCCGTACTTCATCTACGATCTTTTCGCCCAAAAGAGACAGATACCTCTTAACTCCGGGGATCAAATGGTCTTCCGTCGTTATGGCACACTTACAGCAGCTACAGTTCCTCTAACGGATGGTCAAACACCTCCTGGAGATCAACTGTCTGTTACAGACTTTAAAGCACAAATCCAGTGGTACGGTTCTTTTGTAACCATTACTGACCAAGTTCAGTATGTCGTACAAGACCGAGTTCTTAATGAAGCAACGAAAGTTCTTTCGCTACAACTTGGTTTGACGCTCGATACTCTTATCCGCGACATGATGGTCTCCACCGCGTCAACGATCGCTTGCTCTAACGGTCTTAATGGAAATACTCCAACAGAGATCACGGACGCAGATATCCAAGTAGCTATTGTTGCTCTTCGCCAAGGGAATGCTCGTCTCATGACGAATCCTCTTCCTGGAGAGAACAAATTTGGAACAAGTCCAGTTCGTTCTAGTTACTGGGGATTCATGTCAGTTGATATGCAATCTGATTTGGAATCAGTTAGTTCTTTTATCCAAGCAGCTAATTATCCAAACCCAATGAATGCTCTGGAAGCCGAATGGGGCGCAACTCGTAACGTTCGCTGGCTTCTGAACACAAACGGTTATAGCAACGGCGCATCTCCAAATGTCTATTCCAGCTTTATGGTTGGACAAGAAGCTTACGGAGTGGTTCGTCTTGGAGCCAAAGAGGCAGAATTTATCGTGAAACCTCTCGGGGCTTCTGGTACTGCCGATCCTCTGAATCAGCGCGGAACTGTTGGTTACAAATACCCATTTGCGACCCGTATCCTCAACGATAACTGGATCACCCGCATCACTTCAACACTAGCTAACTCATAAGGGGCAATCATGGCAATTGTAAGAAAAGGCACCCTCACAGTAGGTACTGGTGGAGTAGCGCAGAACTTGGCTTTAGGATTCTATCCAAGTTATTTCAGGATGGAGAACAAGACTAAGATCGTAGCGAATACCAACGGCGTTCAAATTGCCGAATGGTATGACGACATGTCTAATGGTACTGGTTATATCTGGACGACAACCGCCGGAGCACCAGTTATCAGTTATCTATCTTCTAATGGATTTACTCCATATACAACCGCCGCTTCAGCCGTATTCCCTTCGTCTAATTTGACGATTACCGGGATTAGCCAAGCAGCTAATGCAAGCGTTACAGCTACGCACGCCTTTACCAGCAATGATGTTGGCGTAACCGTTGTAACGTTCCACAACGTAGTAGGTATGACTCAGATCAACACTCTTTCCGGGGTTATTCAGAGCGTAACTTCTACAACTTCGTTCACGGTGAATATTAACAGTAGCTCCTTCACTGCTTATAGCAGCGGTGGTATCGCTAATATCATCACGGGTATCCCAGCGCTTCAAGGGGGTCTAATCACTTCTGGAAACGCTCCTGGATTCCCACCAGCACAAACTAGCACAAGCCAAGTCTTGAATGCGCCAATTTACAACACCAGCATTTTAGGTATAACCCTCGGATCTTCTCTGATGGTTACGACTTCAGATGTGTGGCAGTACGTTGCGTATCTAGATGCGGACTTTACTAGCGCATAACGGTGCGGGGGCTAACCGAATATAGCCCCAAGTTGTACATGGTACGGCCACTTGCCGGGGGTTTCCTTCTTCCCCCCGGCACTTGTTAATAAAGGTAAAAAATGGGCAATCCTCCTTCAGTTACATATCCATCGCCAGATGAATACTTAGACACGGTATATGCCATTACAGCCATTACTAAAGATTCTAAGGCTACTGTTACTTGTAGCGCTTACCCTTTTTCTGCTTCGGATGAAGGCATAACTCAGGTCACTTTCAAGCAAGTTCTAGGAATGCTTCCTATAAACGGGATTACTGCCGTTATTCAATCTGTAGATACAGACAACGACACTTTCACAGTAAATGTTAACACTACAAATTTTCCGGCTTACGTCAGCGGCGGCGTAATCTGCATTGATACCGGTCAACCACCTACAGAAACAGTGGGGTCACAGACCTTTAACACGCCGTGGCAGAACATCTTATAAAACGAAGGCAAATTATGGCAAAACGCGGACCAGTTCCTAAATATCGCCGCCTGGCAAACCAGAGCGAGAAAATTGTAACAGCGAACATTCTTAAAGAAAATCCAGAGGGATTCGAAGAAGCAGAAGTAAAA